ATGTATGCATTTATAAATGCAATAGAAATTATCCCCGCTATCCCTAAGTAAACATTCTTTCTTGAACATGAAATAAACTGGCCATAATTTTTAAAATTTTTAATTATATTACTTTTATTAATTGCTAAATCATTTAAAATCTTAAATCTTTTTGCAAAAAGTAATGTCACTATATAGCCAATAATAACAGTTCCAAGTGGAAGGCATGCTATACTTAAATAAAATATTAAATCTTTATAAGAATCAAGTATTGATGGTATAAATTCCATAAGTTCTCTTGACTCCTTTAATAAACTATATCCTGTAAGTGTACTAAAATTAACATCCACAAAAATCATAATAATACATGCGGCTATACTTGAAAAAAATAAATCATCAAAAATACTTTCATCTTTTTTTATAAAGTATGCAATTACCATGCCTAAAATCATATTCTGACTCATCATTATACCTGATGGAAGATCTCCAATTACAAATATTATCAATATTAAAGATGAAACACATGACATTATTGTATATTTCAAATTACACTTTAGCAATATTATTCCAACAAAAGCTGGAACAACAAAATCTATATAACCTAAATATCCAAATCCCAAACCTATGCATAAAACACTCAATACAACAAATGCTGAACTGAGCATTGATGCTTCAGTGAATTTTTTCACATCCACTTTTATCACTCCCTAAAAACTTTGGTGAGTTCGAAGTCTTACTTATCTTAATGTTTCCTTTGTCAAGTAATGATAAATTAGCTTAACTGTATTTTCAAGTGCTTTATAATGAGTTCTTTCCATACCATGAGAAGCTGAAACCCCTGGTCCTATAAGAGCTCCACGTATATCGTTTCCGCCTCTAAGAGCTGCTCCAACATCTGATCCATAGAATGGATATATATCAACTGCATAATTTAACTTGTTAGCTTCTGCTAAATTTACAAGGTCAGTTACCATATTATAATCATATTTCACAAAAAGAAAATCATTAATACAAATAACACATTATTTAGTATATTACTAACTTTACCAAAAATCAAAGAAAAATACTTTATAACATTTTATAAGTAGTATTTGACGAATTTTTGACGTCAAAAAGAAAGGATATCGTAATAGATATCTTCTTTTTGCGTTAGCACATATTTTAATAATTCGTTATTATCAATTCATTATACTTTCCTCTTGCTTTAGCTTCTTTTGATACAGAATAATTTACTTGGACTTCTTTTATATTAAACTCTTTATATAATTCTCTTGATAAAGGATGATCATTTATTGTTAATAAAAACTTACCTTTTAAACTTTTGAGCTTGTCTGATAATTCTTTGTGTTCTTCTTCTTTAAAATTATTTCCATAACCACATGTTTCAATATATGGAGGATCACAAAAGAAAAAGCTATGTTCCCTATCATATTTATCAATTATTTTTTCAAAACTTAAATTCTCTACATATGTATTTTTAAGTCTATCTCTTAACTTTAAGAGTATATCCTTAGAAAATATTTGTTGTCCTGGTCTAGTTGTTGTTCCATATCCATAATTATTACCTTTTCCACCAAAACTTTGTGTGATTAAATATAAGAATCTTATTGCTCTATGGATTTCTGTCATATACTCTAATGTACAATTTTTATATTCTTCAAATATATCTCGTCCGCTAAACTCATATTCTAGTAATCTATCTATTTCCGGAGCATGGTACTTTATAGTTCTAAATAAATTTATTAGTTCTTTGTCTATATCATTTACAACTTCTATTTTGCTCGGTTCTTTACCGAAATAAACCCATCCTGCTCCCAAAAATAACTCTATATAGCAAACATGTTCTGGAATCATTCCTAATATGGTTTTTCTTAATTTTGATTTTCCCCCAACTCTACATATAGGTGGATTTAACATATGATCACCTTCTTTAAAATACTTTTATTTATATTTTACCGAACATATGTTTGTATGTAAAGTGATTATTTTTTATTTTTAGAACTTAATTTCTTCTATTTAAAATTTATTTATTCTGTTACGTTTTTGTCACAATTACCAAATATAATAATATCATAGTGATGATAATTTTTTAATATTACCCCTAAGTAATATGGCAAAGAGTAGCTTATTTAGTATGAGCTACTCTTTTTACATTAAAAGCAGTAGTAAGATTTACTTGACCACTGACCAGAAATTTATAATTAATTAAAAGCAGCAAGTAAGATTTCACTTACCTACAACCTCAAATGTATTCTATCACATTATAGTAAATATTGACATTATTACATATAAATGAAATAATGTCTTATGAAAGGGGACGATTAGATGAAAAAGAAAGTATTTAAAGTTTTTAGTCTTTTATTAATATGCTTTAGCTTAACTTCTGTTAGTGCTTTTGCTGGAACTTGGGGAAAAAATGATAAGTCAGGAGATGTATGCTACAGAGATAACAATGGCAATGTGCAATATGGTTGGTTTAAAGATGACGAATACGCACAATGGCATTATGCAAGTAAATGGGCAGGAGTTCACACTGATTGGCTTTATGATAGAGATTATAATACTTACTATCATTTTAATGCTATGGGTACTATGGATGGGCAAACACCTTACTTTGAATTAACTGACGGAAGCATACATGATGGATGGGTTAAGATAGATGAAACATATGGCGACTCCGTTGTATTCTTCTGTCAAAAAGTATTAAACGGAAACATTTGTAACATATACTATCCTTCTTCAGTAAGCCAAGCTGATTTCTTAAATGGAAATGTAAGTCATATTTATTGTTATAATACTTATACAGGAGAAATACAAAGAGTTGACCTAAATACTAGTATTTCACAATAGTATATATATTTTTTAAGAGTAGTTAAATTATACATTTATTAACTACTCTTTTTGTTTTTTATTCTTTAATTACTCTTCTACAAGCTTTTATTTAAATTCATTTTTTATATAGTCTATAATTGTTTCTTCTGAATCCTCAAAAATATCTGCTAATCTTAAGAATACTTCTTGGTCTTCTATTGGCATATCTTTTATTGTTTCTTCTAAATCTTTTGTACTCATAAACCACCTCATAGATATTATAAATAAAACTAATTAACAGTCAATACTTTAATTATTACCAAATGCTTAATAATTTATTACAAAATAAAAAAGATGTCTAAATTAATAAACACCCTTTTTATTTTGCTCGATATCTTACTTCTATTGTCATAAAAAATTAAATAAATATAATTTTAAAGTCCTTTTTCGTAGCTTTCTACCATTCTCTTAACCATTTCTCCACCAACGCTACCATTTTGCTTTGATGTAAGATCTCCTTTGTATCCTTCTGCATAATTTTGTAGTCCTAATTCAGATGCAACTTCTGTTTTAAATTTGTTTAATCCTGCCTTTGCTTCTGGTACTAAAGTTTTGTTACTATTATATGATGACATAATAACTACCTCCTTAATATTTGAATTATTTTCTACACTAATATCTTATCCAAAGCAAAACTTAATACACTATAAAATTATTGACATTTATAGCATTCTTAGCTGTAAATAGTTCTGTATAATCAATAAAAGAATTTTTTGTAAAGAAAAAGCATTATATAAGATTAATCTTATATAATGCTTTCTCATACCTTTATTTACTTAACTTACCATTAATTTTTTTATTTGCTCGTTCTTCATCTCTTTTTCTCTTTCGCTCTTTTCGAATTGACTTTATAACTATTTCTACATTTATAAGTGCTAGTAAAAAATTCACAAAAACAAATATTACCAAAGTTACCTCAATTGCTAAAAAATAATTATTTACACTTGCAATTTCGGGTTTATTATAAATATATAATAAATTAAAAAAACATATTGCAATAGTTACACATGCCAATCCTATTCCATGTGATATTTTCTTGTATATTTTCTCCATGCAATCCATATCTTCTAAATATTCCAATAAGTCTTCTTTAAAAAACCCAAGAAGTAAAGACAACGAAGTGAATAAAAATCCTATAATAACAGTATTTATGGTTATAACATTAAATTGACTACGATATATTATTTCCAAATTAACTTTACTACCAAGAAATACAGTTCCTGCTATAAAAAGAATTGCAGATAAAACAACATTCATTCACTTTTTCCTCCTTATAAATATTATTTAGATATATATGTTTCTAGGTCATCCTTATTGTCAGTATACAAAGTATATATTCTATTATATACTTCTTTTCCTATTTCTTCTATTGTAAGTTTTTTAATTTCCCCATCTTCTCTTTTTATTGACGGTACGTCAATATAATATGTTACTTTTTCTTCAGTAAACGTATATGTTTTTGTATCTGACTTAGATGCTTTTCCTATTACTTTTAAGTTTTCTTTTATTTTTTGTGGTAATTTTGCAGATTCTTCCAATACATTTTTTATTTTTAATGCATTATCAGAAAGTGGTATTTTATTTTTTCCTTTCAATGTCACTTCAACTTCAAGTACATTTAAATCCCTCAGAGCTATTATCTGAGAATCTGTTAATTTTAATTTTTTCAAAAACTCTACATCAGGTTTTTCAAATTGATATACTAATTTTCCTAATCTATCTGCATTATTTGCATAGGCATTAATCATTTCTTCTGTCATTATATTAGCATAGTGTAATGATATATTTTTATATTTATCACTATTTTTCTCCATTAATCTATTTATTACATATGTAAATGCATTAACGCTAGGAGCAAATCTACCATATAATTCAGATGCTACTCCATTACTTAAATCTATTAATATATATGTACAAATTTCCAGATTATATTCATCTTGTTCTGATTTATCAATGATCTCTTTTCCCTCAAAGGTCTGAATATTTCTTTTCAATGCACCTTCTATATCCTTTTCTCTTCCTATTCTAAAAAACATATAATTACTATCAATTTCTATATCTTCAATCTTTTTTATATATTCTAATGATAAATAGTTATTATCATCATTACCTTTATATATTAAACATTTATTTGTATTTCCAATTAACTTCACCTCTTCAGATTTAAAAATTTCCTCAATTATATTTTTATAAACATCCATATTTAATTTTGTTTTATCATCTCTCATTCTACTAACATAACATCTTACTGACTTTTTACTCATATATTCCTCCATTATTATCACATTTTTAACCAATAATATGTTATAATAAATATAATTTAAATACTAATATTACAACAATGAACTCATAATCAATTGGTAATACTATGAGTTCTTTTTATTGGTTGCATTTACATAATACTACAGATTGTACACTTTTTCCATAATATTTTAACTATTCTATATTTTATTTAAAAGTTTTTATATAAATTTAGGCATAAAAATAAAAGCAGCACATAATAAATTAATCTCACATGCTGCCATTCTTTCATATACCAAATCTAATCATTAATCCTTGTACAAAACTAATTATAAAAGTTAATACAATAGGTAAACCAGTTAGTAATGATATTATTGCTATTTTTTTGCTTAACTTCTTTTGAATTAACATAACAATTCCTAATATAAAACTAATCCACGATAATATATATCCACAAATTAAAACAATTATATATGTATATTCACTCATAAATGAATATTTTGAATTAGGATTACTAAAATCAATTGGGAAAATAATATAATGAAATGTTGCCTCAATTAAACAAATTACTGTTAGTATGATAATTACCAACGAAATTTTCTCTAGTACTGTTTTATTTTTAAAATTCAAAGTTAATCCCCCCTTATTTTTACACACTAATCCATATTATACCATATTGTATATAAAACAAAAATAAGCCAGTAAGCTAGAAATTAATCTAACATACTAGCAAAAAATAAAGGCAGCACATAAGAAATAAATCTAATCATTAATCCTTGTACAAAACTACCTATACAATATTCGTAAAAAATAATGTTTCATTAAGTATCCACGTTTTTTAAACCAAAAAATAGCTTTCTATAATATATTAATTATAGAAAGCTATTAAATATTATCTTACCCAAGCTCCATTAGAATCTAATTTATATCCATTTATATATGTATCATGTGCCATTTCTCCACTCGGATACATATAATACCAATTATATCCATCATTTATCCAACCTGTTTTCATAACACCTTCATTTTCATCTGATATTGGATTTAAATAATACCAATTTCCATTAATATTTCGCCAACCTGTAACCATCTCACCATTATCATCTAAAAAATACCAATTCCCATTAGGAGAAAACCATTCTGAACTGGCCATTGAACCATCATTTTTTAAAAAATACCATTTTCCTAAATGATTAATCCACTTATTAGATTCCATAGCACCATCATCATTTATATAATAATATTTATCTCCAGTATAAATCCATTCACTTTTCACTTTATTTCCATCAGGATTATAGAAAGTCCAATTATTCGAAGATTCTATCCAGCCTTGCTTTTTATCTTCAACTTCTTTTTCTTCTTTAATTACTTTATCTTCTTTAATTTCAACTTTTTTATCTACGGCTTCAGTTTTTTCAGCTCTATTTGTGGAAGATGATCCCCCTCCGCCTCCACCACCAGTTCTTTTATATATAGCAGGAGATTTCTTAACACTATTCTCTTCTTGTACCAAATTAGGAATTTCTTCAATATCTTTATTACCCAAATTCTCTAATTGTTTTTTTAATTCCATTAATTCATTTCTTAAATTAATATCTTTATTCCCACTTTTCTTAAAAATTTGCAATTTATTTGTATATTTATTCATTAATTCCTGTAATTCTACTTGATCTATTCTTTTCTTTTTATCATCTACCTTTATTGGTAAATTAGGAATTTCCTTAATATTCTTATCTTCCAATTTATCTATTGGTTTTTCTAATCCAATTAATTCATTTCTTAGATTAATATCCTTATTTATATTATTTCTATCTTCATTATCTTTCTCTAAAACCACATTAACTTTTTCTAATGGATTTGCTTTCTTCCAATTATTGCATTCTTTTTCAACTTCATAAATTAATGCATCTATACTGTCTTCAAAGTATTTTATTTTTTCTTTGCTTAAATCATTATTATTATTAGATTTATTTAATTGTTGCTTTAAATTTTCTAGTGATTTTAATGGAAAATTTCTATTTTCAAAAATCACTTTTGCAGCTTTGCATTCGATTGCTGCTTTTGAATACCATTTTTCTAAATTTTCCTTATTATCAATTAATACACTTCTTTGATTTTGATTTAATGCATTTTCAGCTGTTTGTAATAATTTATCAAGTTCTTTTAATGATTCTAATCCATATCCTCTATTTGATTCAATAAGCCTTTCTGCTTTAGTTTTTTCTTCTTCTAAGGCTTCACGCTCTTCTTTAAATTCTACCTTCTTAGCAGATTCTAATTCAGTTTTATAATTATTTATAACATTAGTTAAATTATAGTTTATTCTCTCTAAGTCATTAATAAGTTCCATAACATAATTCTTTTCTGAATTGGTAATTTCAATATAAGCATAGCCATTTTTTTGAATTTGATTTTCATTATCTATCTGTTTCTTTAATAATTTTGCTAGCGCAGTTCTAATATTATTACAAGCAGATTTTATATTATTAATTTCATCTATTTTTTCTTGAATTAATACATTCAGATTACTTTTTTCTTGTAAACCAGTTCTTATATTTATCAATTTTTCATATATAGTATTTAAATTTTCGCTACTTCCACTATGTTGTAACTCAACATCAGACATAGATTCTAAAATAATTTCATCATATTCACTTAAAACATTTCTACAAGCCTTCAGATCAGTTATTTCTTTTCTATAAAATTCTTTCTTTTCTTCATTTTTCAAGGATTTTAATTCTGATTCAATTTTCCTAACTATCACCCTATAATCTCTATTAGTCATTGCATCAAATAATAAAGATTCAATATTTGATTCTATTTTAGCCTGTTGTTCATCTAAAGAAGAGTCTTTTAACACTTCTACTGCAGATGATGTTGTTTCTCTTATGGTTGCATCAGCTGATGCTAATTTTATTTCTGAATTTAAAATTTCCACTTTTTCATTTGTTTGTATGTTATCTACTGCAAAAGCATTAACATCAAATAAATTTGTTACCATTGATGTTGATTGAAAAATTGTAGTTGCAGTTAAAGCAATAACTGTTGATTTAGTATATCTTTTTCTAGACATTTTTTATTCATCTCCCCTATTTATAGTTTAGAATATTTCTTGTAATTCCCCTATAGTCTATAAATATAACAGTATTTTTTACATTTATAGACCTCATTTTCTATAATAAGGTATAATATACACTTTTGTCTATATACTTTTTTAATATTTCCATAAAACCAGTAAAATTCTTATTGTAAAATTTTTAAATAAGTTGAAGTTGCTTTTGCTAAATTAAATTCAAATGATAAAAAAATAGAGGATGTCCCCTTAAGTATTCAGACCAATAAATTGTTACTTGTATGTTGTATGAAGCTAAAAGTTTAAGAGAACTTGAGTATCCTATAGAACAATATTTTATTTTTAAAACATATCTTTTCTAATAAATCACAATAATAAAAATAGGGTAGCACATAATAAATTAATCTTATATGCTACCTTTACTGGTTTATATCATATTAAATTTTAGTAGCAACTCCATCTGAATCAAATCTATATCCATAAGCTACAGTATTGCATGCCATGGTTCCATTAGAATACAGTAAATAATCTTTGCTATCGTCTTTTATCCAGCCTGTCTGCATAGCTCCAGAATTACCAAAATAGTACCAGTTATTATCTATCTTCTGCCAACCTACTTGCATTGCACCATCAGCATTCATGTAGTACCATTTTCCATCAGTAAGCACCCATTCTGTTTTCATGGAACCATCATCACTACTGCCTAAATAGTACCAATTCCCTCCACAGCTATATTGCCATGAATAAAGCATATAGCCTTGAGCATTGAATAAGTACCACTTATTATCTATTTTCTCCCATCCATTAGATGTATAACTACCATCTATATGTTTGTACCACCAACCAGTATTATCAAGTATCCATTCACCTTTTGTAGTACAAACAACTTCTCCTGTTAACCCTAATACTATTTCTGTAGCAATTACTTCTGGTCCAAGTGTATTATATAAATTCACATCTGTGCTATCTACAAAGCATATTTCTATAAGCATAGCTGTTGCCTTTGGCCTTTTAACCATAGCCAAACTTAAGCCATCTTTTATTCCTCTGTTTCTAAATCCTAAGTTCGCAATATTATTTAATACATCTCTTGCCTGTGGTACTTCTTTAGCACCATATGTAAATACTTCTGTTCCAATTCCACCACCTGCATTAGCATGTATACTTACGCACATATCTACATTGTAATAATCTGCTTTAGTATAACGTTGATATAAGCTATCTTGAACGCTAGTGGCACTGTCTGGTCTTAATTCAATAACACTATGTCCTAATGCTTTTAATTTGCTTATAACAAAACTTCCTACAGAATTAATTATTGTTTCTTCTGCAATATTTCCTACTGCTCCACGATCTTTACCTACTCCATGTCCTAAATCTATTCCAAATTTCATATATAACACTTCCTTATTAAATTTATATTATATAATGTGAAAGAGTAACCTAACTGGCTACTCCTTTAATTAATCGTTTTTGCTTAACTGCTTTGCTGTCTGGTTAATTCCTACAGATATCCCCCAACAGCATATCCCCTGTAATATACCATTAACAATTACATCTAAAGCTATTTTATATTGAGCGTTTATTATACTTAGTAACACAGCAAAAGTAATTCCAAACAGCATAAGAATTATAGTAATATACTTATCTGGTACACTATTTAACTTCTTAAGAAATACTCCTACAACATAAATACATGCAATTAAAATTGCTAAGTGACTTGGCACATACTCCATTAAATTCATTTCCATGTTTACATTCCTCATTTCTATTATTTTATTAAGGCAAATAATATGCCTATTAATCCTGTTATAACTCCACCTATTGCAGTTCTAGAAATCCACTTAATAGTATCCTCTAAATCTGAAATTCTGTGATTTGCTACTTTAATTTTTTCATCCCAGTTTTCTGTATTTTTTCTAACAGTATTTCAATTCTCACTAACCTTTCTTTAATTTCTTGTATAGTCTCCTGCTCATTCATGTGTCACCTTCCTTTTCATATTTCCAAACGCTTGGATTTTTGAGCAAAATAAAAACACCTACTGGTGCTTAAACTTTTCTCCTATTAACCTTTTATTTGATTACATTCTACTCTGTTGTAACTGCTTCTTCTGTAGTAGTTTCTTTGTACTTTTCGTCTGCAAGCTGCATTAATTTTGTATATTCTTCTTGAGTAAGAACATTAAATGCAAAAAATACATTTAGCTTCTGTTCTACTTCTTCCTTTGTTGAATAATATTTGTTGTTAATTAAGTTTTCTAAAATTTTAGTCATTTTACATCTTCCTCTCTATTTTAATAAATTATTATAAGTTACATCCACTACAGCAGCCTGTGTTTTTAACAATTCCTGCTTTGTATTTTCTAATTCAATATTCTTTTCATTTAATTCTCTCTTAAGTTGTTCTTTTTCTTCTGTAGTTGCTTGTCTATCTACTGTTATACACTTTCTTGTGGATATATCTACTCCAATAATTTCTTTATTATCGGCTACATCTTCTACAATACAGTTATATTTCTCTAATGCATTTGTTTGTGTAAAAACTAAATTTCCTTTCGAATCATAAACTATTAATGTTTTCATGAATTATTACTCCTTTTTAAATCGCATACCAAGTATAAGTATAAGTTCCAGCAGACCAAGTATGAGATGAATCTCCATCTCCCAGATTAATTCCAGTGATAGCAACTGGATTTTCATCTGCATATTTGCTATAATACTTATCCCATACTATTGGCTTGAAAGTTCCACTAGTTTCACTTCTAAAGTTAACAAAATAGAATGAACTTCCAGAAGTGAATTTGCCCCAAATAACTCTAACAGTAGAAGGAACTTTTGCAGAGAAATCTACCAATATACGACTTTGTTTCTCTGTTAATGTTACAGACCCTGTTCCGCTAACAAAAGTACTTCCACCCAAACTTTGTATTGTAGCATTTCCACTTATTTTAATCCCATTAACCCAAGCACTATATCCAGCTAAAATTTGTGCAGCAGTTGCATTTGCTGGAGTTTGACTTGCTAAACTATTAGCTATAATTTGTCCACCAGCATAATAACCTTCCTGTAAATTAACAACTCCTCCACAATTTAAATTAGATGTCGGTGCACCTCTATTAACCATAGCACCATCTACTCGTCCATTATCACCTTCTCCATAATAACCAGCTAATAAATACTTAGGGATTAAGTTTCCACCACCTCCTTTACCCTGTAATATAAAATCCGAGCCATTATGACAGAGATTATAAGGAATATTAGCTTTCATATTTGTAACTACATTTCCATTGCTGTCCTTAATGGCTGCTGCTCCAGAATTATTTAAGTTTAAACTACAATTACCATTACTTGCTGTTCCAACAAATAGCGTACATCTTGTACCCTTTCCTACTGCTTTTATTCTTGCACTTGCTCCTATATAAGCATTTGTTCCTGTTGCTTCTACTATTGGATAACTATCACTTGTCAAATCATTCGATTTTTTAGTAAGTTCAGATATTTTATTATCTATACTTTTATTAATTTCCTTTTGATTACCGCCGCCTATAACTGTAAATGTTGTATTTGAATTAATAACAGCATAATCATAAGATAAGTTACTTAACTCAATAGTAACATTAGCTGCATTACCAATAGCCGCATTAATTTGATAATTCCAACTATATGCACCTTGACTTGCTGGCGCATAATAATCACCATATGTTCCTGCACTTCCATATGCATATAATATTTCTCCATCATCTGGATCTTCTGCATATAATCCGATTTCACAAATATATACAGCTTCAGTTACTTCGCTATTATTAATAGTAGCTGAAATTGTAGCTGTCTTTAATTCAGTGTTAGGGGTTATTGACTGTATTCCTATACTGAATTTAGGCTCAAGTAAAGCTAATAATGTTGCTGGATTTCTATTTTCAATCTGACCAGAACCAACCATAATTTTTGTAAAATTTAATTTAGTACCAGCTTGTGCCTTAGCATATAATATCTGTCCTTTATTGGTTATTGACATATTGTTAAATATTGCCATTTATTTTCCTCCTTCGCACCTTATTGTATTAATATTTATACCTTGTACAGTAATTCTAGAAATTTCTTTCATAGATATTAGTTCTACAGGATCAAATATCATATTAATAGTTGTTGTCTGCTGACTTGATACAACTATATATGAATACTTATTAAAATTTATAGGTGTTTTACCTATATAGTTAATTTTTACACCTTCAGGTTTTGGAACTATATAACCATGTTGAATTAAATCTTGCCTTATCTGATTAACATATCCGGTAACATAAGCTGTCATGCTCATATCTTGATTATCTTGTATTTGCAGGCCTATATCTTTAAATGTGTTATCCCATATTTCATATGCAGATTCTGTTTTTCCATCCCAGTTATTCATAGCAACCTTAGCTTTTAATACAAGTCTGTAGGTTTCATCATCCATTACAGGATTATGGTCATTCAAAGGCTGGAATGTTAACATACGTTTTCTTCCTATAGATTGACCAAGCATATCTAATTGAACTCCAAGCGCATTATCTAAATCAAAATCATTATCTATGTTTTTAGTCATAATATAAGCATGGTCTATAATAGTCAAGCTA